ATCTTGTGTAATCACAATTTATTCTTGTAGCCTGCCGCTGATACCGTCTGGATTGGTTTTCCTTTCTTTTTTGTTCCCTTTAATTAGCCATGAACTGGGTGATTCCAAAGAGATGCGCCTTGCGCCGTTTCTCTACATGATCGATGACCCGGCCAAGTGGAATGATATCAACGAGCTTGCGAAAGCCAACCCGAACCTGGGCGTGAGCATCAGTGTCAGCTATCTGCTGGAGGAGATCGCCATTGCCGAGGGTAGCTTGTCTAAGCGGGCTGAGTTTTTAACAAAATACTGCAACATCAAGCAAAACTCCAGCCTTGCCTGGTTGTCCGCCGACGTTGTGGAACGCGCCTGCGGCACGCACATCGACCCGGCCAACTTCAAAAACTGCTATTGCGTGGGCGGCATCGACTTGAGCCGCACAACCGATTTGACCGCCTGCGTGGCGATTATTGAGAAAGACGCCCGGCTGAACGTGCTGGCGCATTTCTTTCTCCCCGCCGAAAAGCTGCAAGAGGCCACCGAGCGGGACGGACTGCCTTATGCGGCGTATGTGCAGCGCGGCATCCTCACGCTGAGCGGTGACAATTTTGTGGATTATCACGATTGCTACAACTGGTTCAGGACGCTGATAGAGCAGTACAAAATTTATCCCTTGCAGGTCGGCTATGACCGATACACGGCCCAGTACCTCGTGCAGGATATGAAGCAATACGGATTCCACATGGACGATGTATTCCAGGGGTTCAACCTGACGCCGGTGATACGCGAGGTTGAGGGACTGCTGAAAGACGGCACCATCAACATCGGGGACAACGACCTGTTAAAAGTGCATCTGCTGAACACGGCGCTGAAAGTCGAGAACGACAGCGGCAGGTGTAAACTTGTGAAAATGAGCGCCGCCGATCACATTGATGGCTGCGCCGCGCTCATGGATGGGATGACGGTGCGGCAGAAATGGTGCGCCGAGATCGGCGGCCAGTTAAAGAATGCGAGGTGATGAGCATGGGACTGTTTCAATCAATTTTCGGGAAGATAGCCGCCAAGAGCCTCGCGTCTGGATTCTGGACGACGCTGGACGGCTACACGCCCAGCTTTTTGACCTGGGGCGGTGAGTTGTATGAGAGCGAGATCGTGCGCGCCGCGATCCACGCCACGGCCACCCACGCCAGCAAGCTGAGCGTCACCGTGCAGGGACCGGCAAACCCGAAATTGCAGACCCGCCTCCGGCAGGGGCCGAATGAGTGGCAGACATGGGGGCAATTCCTGTACAGGCTTTGCACAATTTTGGAGGTGCAAAACACCGCCTTTATTGTGCCGGTCATCAATGAGTTTGGTGAGACAGTCGGCATGTTCCCCGTGCTGCCGTCCAGCTGTGAAATCGTGCAGTATGGGGCCGCGCCCTGGCTGCGCTACACATTCCGCAGCGGCCAGACCGCCGCCATTGAGATGGCGCGGTGCGGCATTATGACAAAATTCCAGTACAAGAGCGATATTTTCGGCGAGAACAATCACGCGCTGACGCCCACGATGGATCTGGTAAACCTGCAAAACCAAGGCATTGCCGAGGCCGTCAAAAACGGTGCGACATTCCGCTTTGCCGCCAAAATGAACAACTTCTCCAGCGATGAGGATTTGAAAAAAGAGCGTAAGCGATTCAGCCGGGAAAACCTGCAAGGCGAGGGCGGCGGCATTCTGCTGTTCCCCAACACCTACACGGACATCAAGCAGCTGGAGGCCAAGCCCTATGTTGTGGCCGCCGATGAGATGGAGCGCATCAACACCAATGTGTTCAACTACTTCGGCACCAACGAGGATGTGCTGCAAAACCGCGCCTACGGCGACGCCTGGAGCGCGTTCTATGAGGGTAAAATCGAGCCGTTTTCCATCCAGTTCAGCGATGTCGCCACAAAAATGTTGTTTACCGAGCGCGAACGCGCGGGCGGCACGCTGCTGATAGCGACAGCCAACCGGCTGCAATACATGAGCAACACCGAAAAACTGAACGTATCGGCCCAGATGGCGGATCGCGGCATTATGAACCGCGATGAAATCCGCGAAATTTGGAACTTGCCGCCCCTGCCGGACGGCCAGGGGCAAGCGTACACGATACGCGGCGAGTATTACCTGTTGGGCAGCGATGGCAGCGTGACAAAGAAAGGAGACGACCTAACCAGTGGAAAGTAATGAGAAATTGTTGAAAAAGTTGAACAATGGCCGGGAATACCGCGCCATGCGGCTGGAGGTCCGAACCGCTGACCACGCCGCGCCGGACTCCAAGCAGGAAGTGGAGGGCTACGCCTGTACGTTCAACCAGCCCTATTTGTTGTATGACTACAGGGGCGACAGCGGCACCTCCTACCGCATCATGGAGCAGATCGACCCGCACGCTTTTGATGACTGCGACATGGATGACGTCATCATGCAGTACGACCATGAGGGCCGCGTCTTTGCCCGCACCAAAAACGGCACGTTGGCCCTGGCCGCTGACAGCGCCGGGCTGAAAGTGACTGCCGATCTGAGCGGCACCGAGATTGGGCGGCAGCTGTTTGCCGAAATCAAGGGCGGCTACACCGATAAGATGTCGTTTGGCTTTACCGTGGCCGAGGATAAGCGTGAGACCACCCGCGATTTGGAAAACAACACCGTGACCGTGAACCGCACGATCACCAAGATCAAGAAACTGTACGATGTGAGCGCCGTGAGCCTACCGGCCAACGATGCTACATCGATCAGTGCCCGAAAATTCCTTGACGGAGAGATCGAGAGAATTAAAGCGGAGAGACTGCAAAGGGCGGATACCGCAACAAAAATCAAACTGAAACTTTTGGGAGTGTGAACCATGAAAAAGAAAACCAGTGAAATGACCATTGCGGAGCTGCGCGCCCGCGCTGCCGAAATCCGCACCGAGGTCAACGCCGAGGGTGCCGACCTGGACGCCTTGGAGGCCGAGGCCGATGAGATCAGCCAGCGCATCGCGCAGTATGAGACCGAGCAGCGCCGCCTCGGTATTGCCGCCAAGGTTGCGGACGGTGCCGGTGCGCCCCAGGACAACCCCACCGCCCACACCGATGCCCAGACCCGCGCCCAGCAGTTCAAAGAGAACCGCCGCGCCGTCCTGGGCGTGGAGGAGACCCGCGCCGTTCTGGTGAGCGGCGGTAAGCTGGCAACCCCCACCGAGGTCAACACCGAAATTCAGGACCGCGTTGGTGTCGGCGTCTCCAGCATCATTGATATGGTGTGGGTCGATGACTGCTCCGGTATGTCCACCGACCGCATCCCCTACGTCAAGCAGGATGCCGACGCCGCCGCCGATCAGACCGAGGGTGCTGCTGCCACCACCAAAGAGGCCACCTACGACTACATCGACATCACGCCCAAGTCGGAGGCGGTTCTGAGCCAGATCAGCAAGCAGGCCAAGAAGCAGACCCCCGTGAACTACTTCGCCAAGTGCCGCGCTCAGGCGCTGCTCAGCTTGCGCAAGAAAGCATCCGTCATTGTGACCGACGCGCTTAAAGCCAGCAAGCTCGTGGACACCATTGACGCCACGCTGGATAGCACTAAGAAAGGCACCATCAACGAGAAAACCCTGCGCAATCTGACGCTGAACTACGGCGGCGATGAGGCCGTTGAGGGCGAGGCAGTCCTGTTCCTGAACAAGAAGGATCTGATTGCCTTTGGCGATGTGCGCGGCACCAACGAGAAAAAGGCTGTCTACGAGATCACCCCGGATTCTGCCAATCCCAACACCGGCATCATCAAGGAGGGCGGCCTGAGCGTGCGCTACTGCCTCAACAAGAACCTGACCGCCTGCGCCGGTACGGCCCAGACTGCCAAGGCGCAGCCCACCATGTTCTACGGTGTGCCGCGCTGCCTGAAGCTGGACCTGTTCAGCGACTACGAGATCGCCGTCTCCGATGATTTCGCCTTCGACAAGCTGCTGTCCACCATCCGCGGTGACGTGGAAATCGGTGCGGATGTGGTCGTCCCCGGCGGCTTTGTTGCGCTGACTATCCCGGCCAGCGCTTGATCGGAGGCTGTGACCCATGGCTGACAACGACCTGCTGTCCAAAGTGACGGTAGCGCTGCGCCGGTCTGATATGCCGGAGGAGCTGACGCAGGAAGTGAGCGACCTGGTGGATGCGGCCCTGGCTGACCTGAAACAGGCCGGTGTGTCCAACCTGGACACGCAGGACCCGCTGATCCGCCGTGCCGTCATCACCTACTGCCGCGCCAACTTCTGGCCGACCAGCGACTACGATAAGCTGAAAGCCTCCTACGATGAGCAGAAGGCGCAGCTGCGAATGACAACCAACTACACAGACTGGCCCGACGCATGAGCGCTGTGCTGTGATGCACCGCCGGAGTGCCTTGCGCCCTCCGGCGGCATTTTTGTTAGGAGCAACTATGTACTGGACAGAAGAAATCACCCTGATGCAAGACGAACCCGAAAAGAAGCAGGGCGTGCTGGTCCATTCCTACACCCCTGTGCGTAAGGTCTACGGAGAGCGCAAGTCTGTAGGGTGGCGGGAATTTTTTGCGGCAGAAGCGGCAGGCACCACGCTGAGCGCCGTTTTTGTGCTGCACGCTGACGAGTACAACGGAGAGCGCGTGCTGTTGTGGAAGGGCAGCCTGTACAGTGTGCAGCGTGCCTATGAGACCGGAAGGACAGTCGAGCTGACCGTCAGTGACCTGCCCCAGACAAAAGGAGGCCCGCCGTGAGGATGGACCTTGTGTGGAGTGATGAACTTACAGAGCAGCTGACAAAGCTCGCCGATTTAGACTCCATTGCGCCTGAAATGTTGAAAAGCGCAGCCCCCATTGCGGTGGATGCGCTGAAACAGCAGGTTGGAAAACACAAAAGCAGCCGAGCTAATAAGCATCTATCTGACAGTGTCCGCGCCGGGAAACCTAAAAAGCGTAAAAGAGGCGGCTACGGGTTGGATGTGAGCTTTAGCGGCTACGATAGTGGGCACGGATCCAGCCCCAACTACCCAAACAAGGTTGCACAGATGCAGAAAGCTGTGGCCTTAGAGTACGGCACCGCCAAAGAGCCTGCGCAGCCGTTTTTAAACAGCGCCGCAAACAGCTGCGAGGACGCTGTTAGCACTGTGATGCAGGATGTTTTGCGGCAAAGAGGTAAGCTATGACCATGATTGATGCGGCCTTGGCCGCGCTGGAAACTGTGTGCAGCAATGTCTCATTTGTTAAAAATGAGGAGGATCCGCTGCCGGACAGCTATGTGGTGCTGAGCGTCTTGGACGATGCGCCGGAAATATACGCCGGAGATCTGGATGAGCAGCAACACTTGCAGGTGCGCGCGGCTTGGTATACGAGAGATCTGCCGCAGCCCTGCGCCAGAAAAATGCGCTGTGCTTTCAGAGATGCCGGGTTTATCATCGGCTCGACCGAGTACGGCTACGATAACGACACAAAACACTTTGTTGCATACGTTGAGGCAGAAGCCGATGATGGATGCGACTGGAATGAAAGAGAGGCACAATAATGGCTTATATCGGACTTCCCTACTATGGCTATTGCCCTATTACTGTGGTGACCAGCGCGGATGGGTCTGAGACGGAAACCCTCGGCGATGGCAAGATCACGCGCGCTGTTGTGAGCTACGCCGGCGAAAACGACAGCGACAGCAGCGAGTTGTGGGCCGGCGACCGCCGCGAGCAGCGCGATGCAGGCGCACCCAGCGCGAAGCTGAGCATTGATCGCAGCTATCTGAGTCTGGCAGATGAGGCGGAACTGTGCGGTCACCACTATGATGAGAGCACAAAGACGCTTGAGCGCAAAGAGGGTGATACGCCTGCCCTTGTGCGCGTTGCCGCGCTTGGCAAGCTGAAAAAGCCTGACCGAAAGCTTGCGTATCGCCTGGTGGGCTATTACCGCGCGAGCTTTGACCCCGTGGACGATAACCTCAGCACTGCCTCCAAGAGCACAAGTTACAGCACGACCAAGCTGGTAGGATCTGCGGAGTGCAACAGTGAAGGAAATTTTGTGAAAAAGCAGGAGTTTGATGGATACGAAGAGGCTCTGGCTGCACTGAAAGCATTCTTGAGCATCAAGGGGTGAGGTTATGGCGGAAATTACGTTGCGAGGCCGCAAGTATCCGGCACTGTTCGACCTGCAGAACGTTAAGGAGCTTCAGGAGCACTACTCTGACTTGAGCACCATCGTGGCAAAGCTGAACGACCCGGAGGAGGCGGCATATATCATTTGGTTGCTGATCCGCGAGGGCGTTGAGCTTGACAACGAAGAGCATCACCGAGATAACGAGGCTCCGAGCCTTGGGGTTGTCAAAAAACTCATTTCGTTCTCCGATCTGCAAGGCGGTTTGACCGCAAGCGTTGAAGAGGCCTTTATGGAGTTTTACGGAAAAAACGGGTCAGGCCGTCAGGCGCTGCAGGCGATGAAGACGATGCTGAGCGAATCTGGGTTGACGATGCCCCCGAGCGGCACTTTGACGGCGACCGAATCATAAATTTCCCCAGGCTGCAATACATCGCGGTGGGCCTGCTGGGCTATACCCGGCGGGAAACGCGGTTTTTGAGCCTGGATGAACTGCTTGCACAGTTTACAGAATACTGCGCCATGAATGGCATTGAACTGCCACAGGAAAGGGGGCTTGCAGATGTCGATGCCTAAAGCAGGTGTCAGCCTGGTCGTGGAAAATGACCAGCAATTCAAGGCGGCACTGAGCGAAGTAAACGCGGGCTTGAAGGTAAATAAGCAGCAGATGCAGCTTGTGACCGAACAGACCCGCGAAATGGACGACCGGCAGGCCGCCTTAAAGCAGCGGTACGAGGCCGCACAGCAGACTTTGCAGAGCTACCGGGATAAAGTGCAGGTGCTGCAGCAGGCCTACGAAAACTCTGCCAAGCGCGAGGGAGAGGGCAGCAAGGTCACGATGCAGTGGAAGGCCAGTCTCATTAGTGCGCAGACCGAGGTTGCCAAGCAGGAAAACCTCCTGAAGGAACTGAGCGACCAGCAGGAACGAACCAACAAGACAACCGTAAGCCTGGCCGATGTGATCAATGGGCTGGCCAACACGCTCGGCATTTCGCTGCCGCCCGGCGCGCAGGCAGCTGTGGACAAACTTGAACAGTTTTCTGCCAGCGGTGCAGCTGCGGTGACCGTAGTCGGCGGCCTGGCGGGAGCGCTGGCAAGCGCCACGATGGACATGAGCAAGACAGCAGATGATCTGCTGACGCTGTCTACGCAGACGAGCCTGACCACAGACCAGCTGCAGGAGTTTGAGTACGCCAGTGAGCTTGTGGATGTCAGCACGGACACGCTGCGCGGCAGTCTGGTGAAGCTGACCAACAATATGCAGACGGCGGCAACCGGGACAGGCTCTGCAGCCGAGGCGTTTAAAAAACTGCATGTAAAAGTGTCGGACAGCAGCGGGAAGCTCAAGGACAACTATGAGGTGTTTTTGAAAACCATTGACGCCTTGGGCAAGATGAAAAACGAGACCGAGCGCGATGCGCTGGCGATGGATATCTTTGGCAGGTCGGCAACGGACCTGAACCCACTGATCGAGGCCGGCAGCGGCAGACTGAGAGAGCTTGCGGAGCAGGCACACGAGGTTGGCTACGTTGTCGATAATGAAACGCTGCAGAGCTTTGGTGAGCTGGATGATGCAATGCAGAAGCTGGACAAGCAGGGCGACGCCGTGAAGCGCAGCTTTGCGGAGGCGCTGCTGCCCATCATTACAGCGTTTGCCGAGGCCCTGAACGCTATCCCAACGCCAGTGTTGACGGCAGTTATCTCTATTACCAGCATCGCCACAGTAGTGCTGCTCGTGGTGAAGGCCATTAAAGAATTGCAGGGGGCGGTTGGAACCGTGAAAAGCATGATCGGCAGCGCTATGAGCTATATGGATCCGCTGTATATAAAAATCATGCTGATCGTTGCCGGCATTACTGCGCTGGTGGCTGTGATCGCTGTCCTGATCGGCAAAGGAAACGAAATCAACAGCGCCATGAGCGGCATATCCTCGGCTACAACGGGGACAATGCGCGCAGCCAACAGCAAGGTGCCGCAGTATGCCACCGGCACGCGCAGCGCGCGCGGCGGGCTGGCTGTTGTGGGTGAGAACGGGCCGGAGCTGGTTGCATTGCGCGGCGGAGAACGCATCTACAACAGCAGCCAGACACGCGGCATGCTGGGCGGCTATGCTATCAATATCGGGAGCATCACCATTGATGCCAAGAATGTGAAAGAGTTCAACGATATTGTAAGTATCGCCAAAAACGAAGCCATGAGCATGAGACAGGGGGCATTGACATGAAATCGCACAGCTGGAGCACAAGAAGCTACAAGGCTGGCAGCACAAACCCTTTGGCTAACTATCAGGCGTATCATTGCTCGTGGTTGTTCAATACCGGGATGGGGAGCACAAGCCGCTATATAGGCGGCATGCAGGTCCGCATCCCTGCCTATGGTGATGCCAACCGTAAGGTTAAACTTATAGGATATGCGCTTGGAAACAGTGCAGGCACAACCTATTATTCAGACACGAGCAGCGTGTGCGAGCAAAGCAATTTTCCACACGGAGATTGTTGGTTTGCATTCGATTCTTTTAGCCAGACGCGGAAAAAGAATGTTTTGGCCTACGGTGTTTTTGTAAAGGCGGAAAATGGTTACAACAACATCGGATCCAGCCGCAGTGACGCATATATAAATTGCGTCAGTTATCAAGGTGTTGTTACACCAACAGGCCAGACGCTAACCAGCGGCACCGTCGCACGGTACACAAAGTATCGACTGCAGTGGACTACAGACGCCGAGGATGATTTTGAGCGCAGGAACTCTACCTGCAAGATCATCATCACCGATCAGGACGGCGGAAACAGCCAAACCTATTCACTTAGCAATGGTGCGACATCCTTCGACCTGGATACTACCGCATGGTCAAGCGGCAGCGGTATTCGATGGCGCGTGCAGGTGGGAGCATACGGATCCGGAACGGTGGTGGAAAGCGCCACCTATTCCCTGTCGCTGGCAGACCCGACCGCCAAGGTGGACGACCTGCGCCCCACCAGCAAGACATACTACGGCTTTGACGCAGTATTCAGCTGGGCGTTCACCGGCAGCATTGCCAGCGGCGCGATCAGCGGTGCATTGCAGCAGGGATCCGCTGTTTTGCAGTACCGGACTGACAACATGGCTGACCCGGCAGATTTTGCAAGCGTCAGCGATGGCACAACCCATGTGAGTGTGAATTGCGGCACATTGCCCATAGGGAGCTACCAATGGCGCGTTGTCGCCAAGAGCAGCGTGGGAACCACACACACTTCAAGCTGGGTGCAATGCACCAATGTTGAGGTGCCCGTCTCTGTAAAGGGAACAACGCCTGCGGCGGGTGCGTCCGCGCCCAGAGCAGTTGCAAACCGCTTTAGCTGGGTGTTCAGCGTTGACAGCGATGACAGGCCCGGAGATGTGACGCAGCAGAGCGCAACACTGCACTTTAAGGCGAACAATGAGAGCGACTGGCATGAGGTCGCTGTGGCCGGTTCGCAGCAGTATGCAGATGTGCCCGCGAACACCTTTGCCGAAGGCGCTACAACACTGGACTGGTATGTTGTGGCGATTGCGAATACGGGCACAAAGGTAACCAGCGACACGATCAATGTGTCCACGCTGGACACGCTCAGCACGCCTGTGGCGGTGAGCCCCGCGGGCGAGTACATGGATGATGCTGTGCAGGGCATCACATTTGTGTGGCAGCATGCCAATGTCACCGGCACGGCGCAGACAGGCTGGGAACTGAGTTATTCGGCAGATAGCGGTGCGTCCTACAATGTGCTGGCCAGTGCGAATAATGCGGATAATATCTATCAAGCGGCCGCAGGCACGTTTAGCAGCGGCGTTATCTACTGGCGCGTGCGCACGAAGAATACGGACGGAGCGTTCGGCAGCTATTCCGGCGCGGCAATCTTTGCAATACGGCGAGCACCTTTGGCCCCGGTCATCTCCTACTATGACAACAAGCCGCTGGCAAAAATGCGGTGGCAGGCCAAAGAGCAGGACGGTTATGAAGTTGCGGTGGACGGCATCAGCCTGGGTGTACGATACGGCACCGGGAAGGAATGGCAGTCTGACGAAGTGCTGGCAGACGGGACGCACATACTTTCTGTGAGGATTTATAACTCGTATGGAGATGTATCCCCGTGGGCAGACTGCGAGGTCAAAGTCAAGAATCAGCCCGGCAGTGCCGTAAACTGCCAGGCTGAAAGCCTTTGGGGCGAAGTGCAGCTGCGTTGGGATGGCGGCACAGGTTACATCCTGCGCGATGGAGCGCTGATAGCCAAAGGTGAAGATGGGCAGTACATGGACCGCACCAGTGCGCAGGAGCACAAGTATATTGTGCGCGTATTTGGCGAGGATGGCTACTACACGGACAGCGCACCTGTCAGGGCTGCGCCTAGTGTGCCCTATGCCGCCATCGGCCTGTTGAACGGCGATGAGTGGTTGGCTTTGAAGTATGCGACCAGCTACCAGAATTACACAAAAAGCACAAGTCTGGGCGGCACATACCAGCAATACTGGGGCAAAAAGCTCCCCGTTTGGCACGATGCCGGCAATCAGGTAGTTACGCACACCATCGCGTATGCACTCAAAACAACGGATGAACTTGAGAAACTTCGCGGACTCGCCGGCAAGGTGGTCGTATACAAGGACCATGCAGGGCATTTGGCAATCGGCGTATTTAAAGATCTGCAGGAGAACCGTGACCACGGCTGCACGCCTTTGAGCCTTAGCATTACCGAGACGCAGCAGGAGGCCGTGAAGTATGATCCGATATGAGTTCATTGCCATGCGCAGCGGCGCACCTTACCGGGTGCTGCAGGTGCCCGCGGACTGTACCCCGCAGATCCGCTTTACCGGCAGCGCTGAGGTGAAGAGCACGGTAACTCTGACCGCGGAGCTGGACGCGGATATAAACTGGCTGACAGATATGCTGAGCGTGGTCCGTGTAGACAACACAAACCGAACGCCGTTGGGGCTGTTTAACATTACGACATGTCCCGAGAGTGTTGACGAGTACGGGCACAAGACGCAGGAGCTGACTGGATACGATCAGGGGTATGCGCTGCGCAACCTGAGCGTGTTGGAGCGCACGCTTATGATCCACGCCGGTACGCGTTACACTACGGCGATAAGAGAGCAGCTATTGGCTGCGGGCATCAATGTGGTAAGTATCATCGACACAGACGAAGTGCTGATGACGGACCATGAATGGGAAATCGGTACAACGCGGTACGCCGTTGTTGCGGCGCTGCTGGCAGAGATCAACTACCGAGACATCTACTTTGATGGAAACGGTGTGGCTGTGGCCGAACCATGGGAGCCTGCCTCTATCAATAATCGAACGCACCGGTACGGGCCGGACGAATCGACATTGCTGCGCATACCGATGAGCATTGAAGCGGACACATTTGACGCTGCAAATGTATTTGTAGATATCGTTAGCAGCGCCGATCTGGGAAAGGAGCTTCGGGCGGTGGCGGAAAATGTCAACCCTACCAGCCCGCTGAGCATAATGCGCCGCGGGCGCAGGATCGTAAGCGTTGAGACTGTGGAGGGAATCGCCTCGCAGGAAGCACTGGAAACGCACGCGAAAAACAGAATGCTGCTGAGTATGATGGGCGCTGCAAACTATTCGTTTACTTCCTGCGGCGATGCAGAACAGCCGCATCGGCTGAACGACAGCATTTTAATGATGCGTGACGGGATCGGCCTGCTGGAAGAACAGGAGTGGACGCTCGACTGCGTCCCGGGCGGTCAGATGACGCATACGGCAAAGAAGGTGTTTTACAGCATTGATTGAGAATTACCAACAGCGCAAAGCGCTTGAGACGACAACTAAAAGTGGGAACATTGCCACAGTGAGCGCCGTATACAGCGATGGGATCGCGCTGATCTTGCCCGGTGATACGACTCCGGCGGAAAAACATTATCCCTACAATGCCGCAGTGACATTCTCTGCCGGTCAACGCGTCCACATTGCGAGAGAGTCCGGCACAATCATTGTGGAGTATCCCATTGGCGGAAACGGCAGCTAAGAGGAGGTGGCCATCATAAAAACCATTGTACTGATGAACTATGACGTGGTCGTAGAGGGGAACTTTTCGATTACGCCTTGCATTGAGCTGGGAACCAAGGACAGCTACGGCACGGAAAAGGTCCGCGTCATCTTCGGAGAGGGGTGGAGCGGCCTGGAGGCTTTGGCCGTGTTCCATGCGCCCGGCGGGTCGGCGACAAAAAAGACAGTCGGAGCGGACGACATCTTGGAAGTGCCGCCTGAGGCAACGGCCGACAACGCAGGCCGCGGCAAGATCGTATTTCTGGGCCTCGCGGATGGGATGCAGCGCATAACTGTAGATCTCCCCTACTCCATCCGGGATCACTCTGGCATTGACGGAGACAACCCCGGCACGCCTACACCGGATGTGGTGCAGCAGATCTTGGAGAACTCCAACAACGCGGTGCGGGTGGCGCAGGCCGCCAAGGATGCCGCGGAAAACGCGCACCGGGCCGCTGAGGATGCCGCCATCAAGGCCGGCGAGGAGGCGGGCGGTGCCGCTGCCAGTGCTGCTGCGGCTGCGGCCAGCGCAGATACCGCAAACGCGGCCAAGAACGCTGCTGCGGAGGCTGCGTATGCGGCGGGCAATGCCGCTGCCAGCGCTGCGGCTGCGGCAACCGCTGCCGGGAAGTCGCAGAACGCGGCATCGCAGTCTGAGGCGAGAGCAGCAACCTCTGCTGCGGCTGCCGCCAAGGATGCCGGGAGCATTGGCGAGGCTGCCGCCAAGGCCACGCAGGAGGCCGGTGCGGCTGCCGGGTCTGCCACAGCGGCAAAGGAAAGCGCTGCAGCGGCTGCTGCATCCGCCACGAAGGCGGGGCAGTCTGCCGGCACGGCCACGGAAAAGGCAAGCGCAGCGGAAAGTGCGCGGGCCGCTGCCGAGAGCGCCAGCGCGAGCGCATCCGCGAGTGCAAAAAGCGCTGCGGATGCCGCTAAAACCGCCGGCGATGCGGCGACAAAGGTCATCAACGAGGGCGTGGCCGAGAAGCTGACCGAGATGCAGGGCATCCAAGAGGATGTCAAGGCCCGCCAGCAGGATGTGACCGAAAAGCAGGCCGATATCACCGCCAATGTGGAGCTGGCGCGGCAGGCCGCGCTGAGCAACGGCTACATGCAGATGGGCGTTGACCCCGACACGGGGCATCTGATGTATACGCGCACGACCAACCTGAAGGACAAGCTTGATTTTGCCATTGTCAATGACACGAATTTGGAGGTACAGATCCATGGCTGATAGTTCTGTTTTTACCACCGATCTGGGCGCTGTGACCGCCTACGCCGATGCCAAGGCGCACGGCTACACCGGCACGCGTGAGGAGTTCGCCACGCTGCTGGCGAACGCGGGCAACAACCTGGCCGAGGCGAACGCGGCCAAGGCCGCCGCCCAGACCAGCGCCACGCAGGCGGGCCAGAGCGCTACTGCTGCCGCTGCATCGGCCAAGGCCGCGGCCTCGGCTGTCGGTGCTGCATTCTACGGTGTAGACTTCTCCGGCAGTACCAGCGCGGGTACGCGCACCGGCGCTGCCGCTGATTTTGTGTTTACCCCCGGAACAGATACCAGCGCCGGGCAGAACGATTTTGACGGCGTGTATCCGTGGGCGGGCATGCGGCGCTGCTGCTGCACGCTGAACGCGGACGGCACGGTCACGGTCAACGCCTACAAGGGCCAGCCCGGCTACATTGAGGATGGCACGAACGGCGAGGTGCTGGTTGAGGTGCCGCTGTTCTATGTCTCCGGCATGTTGGATGTCAATCCGCGCGTGTCGGCTGTGCCGATGCCGGGATTCCGCGCACCGAAGAAGTTCCAGAACGCGGACGGCTCCCTCAAGCAGAAGTGCTACCTGCCCGCGTTCCCCGGCTCCATCGGCAGCGACGGCAAGCTGCACAGCATTGCTGGCGTTGTCTCCACCGGCAACAAGCCAATCTCGCAGTTCATGGCTGCGGCGCGGCTTTGGGGTGAGACCTACTGCATCAATACCAGCGCCGACTTTGAGGTGCTGGCTTACCTGATGATCGTTGTGTATGGTACGCGGAATGCGCAGAGCAAGATCAACGGCTGCGTGAGCCTGTATGCGACCAACATTGCTGTTGCTGGTGCCCGCACAAACGAGAGCGCTGTCACAGTTGCGAAAAACACGCTGGAGCCCGGCATGGTTATCTCAATCGGCACTGGCGCCGAGAACGAGAGCGTGGCAAATCGGCGCATCGTGACGGCCATCGAGGCCATTGAGGGCGACACTGCCAATGCGAAGGCCAGCTTCACCGGCGACCCTGTGACCACGACCACCGATCACAAAATCTGGCGCATCATGCAGTCCACCGGCACGGCTAACAGTGTACTCTCCACCTGCGGCAGCCCTGTGAGCAACAGTGACGGCAAACACAGCTTTGTGTTTTACGGCGTGGAAAATCCCCTATATGGTAATCAGTGGCGTTTTGAGTGCGACTGGAAAATCGTGGACGGTGTTCCTTACATCTGCAACGACACCAACTACAACTGGTCGAGCGTTGAGAACTACACGAAGCTGGATTCCCTCACGCTGCCTAACGAGGGCTGGGCCAAGAACCTGCAGGCCGATGAGCGGTTCCCGTGGCTGCAGATCACAAAGGAAGTCGGCGGAAGCAGTGGGACCTATCTGGCAGACTATTTATGGATCAACAAGAGTGGCTCTCGCATCGTTCTGCGCGGCGCGTCCTCCGACGACGGCGACCGCGCGGGCGCGATCTACGTCCTCCTCAGCAACGATGCGGGCTGGGCGGGGTGGAACCGCTCGGCTGACCTTTCTATCCCCGGTTAAGCGCAAGGCCCCCGCAACTGTACGACACAGCAACAGGCCCGGCAGGCTGCCTGCCATATCTGGCAGCTGAAACACACAAACGAGCACCGGTTCCGCGTGAAGCATGTGGACGGTGTGATAAGCTACCGAAAAATTAGAAAGGTGGTACAAAATGGTTAAGTCCGAATGCAATGAGCAGCGCCCCCGCTTTGAGACCGAGCCCCTTGGCAACGGCCTGACGCTGGTGCGACTGTACGAAGATGAGCAGAAGATCACCCGCGAGGCTGTGTCCAACATGGACACGCCCTGGAGCGGCTACGGCTACACCACATACGAGATGCGCACACAGCTGCCCAGCGCCGCGCTGGAGACGGCCCCCGACCAGTGGGCCGAGATCATCAAGCAGACCGACTACGATGCCGCAGCGGCCGTTGTGCGCGCGCAGCGGGACAAGCTGATCGCCGCCACGGACTGGACTGTGCTGGGCGATGCCAAGACGGTGAAGGCCGACTGGAAAACCTACCGGCAGGCCCTGCGGGATGTGCCCGAGCAGGCCGGCTTCCCCTACGCGGTGGTGTGGCCGACGCCGCCGGTGATGGACAATGATGAGGTGATACGATGAGACTATCTAATGGAGAGGTGCTGCTGCGCTGGCCACTGGATATTCATGTGCTGACGCAAGGGTGGTATTACAATGACGGCAGTTTGCACCAGGCCGTTGACCTGCGCACCCTGATTGACAACATGTATATCCGCCCGGTCTATGCCGCCGAGGACGGCACCGTGGATCAGACCCAGGACTGGGACGGACACACGCGGACGGGTATGCAAAGTTATGGCAACATGGTGCGTATCAGACATGCTGACTACAAAAGCAAGACCTTGCAGACACGGTACGCCCACCTGTCCAGCTATTTCGTCAAGTACGGCCAGAGGGTCAAAGAGGGCGAGATCATCGGCTATAGCGGCACTACCGGCAACGTGTTCGGCGCGCACCTGCACTTTGAGGTCATCCTGGGCGGAAAGCGCACCAACCCGCTGGTGTGGCTTGACAACGACTTCACCACGGCAAGCGGACAGGTGTTTACATACCGCCCCGGCGAGCACGCTGTACGGGAGCTGGAGCAGGCCGCCAGCGGCGCGCAGACGGCCCAGAACAGCACCGGCAAGCTGCAGGTCATCACGGTAGGGCCGGTCTCGCAGGGCGATGCAGACGCCGTCTTTGCTGTGTGCCAGAGCCGCGGCCTGACCGATGCCGGGCTGTATAAAAGCGAATGGGTCTGAGGTGGTGCCAATGGAGCAGATTATAATCGCGCTCATCACGGCCGGGCTGGGCTTGGTGGGCGTGATGATCACGAACTACTTCAACAACAAAAGCCTGAGCGACAAGGTCACCCACCAGCTGGAGGTTGCGCAGGCTGTAACGGACACCAAGATCGAGGAGCTGACGCGCGAGGTGCGGATGCACAACAATTTTGCCCAGAAGATTCCGGTGTTGGAGGAGAAAATGTCCGTTGCCAACCACCGCATTGAGGATTTGGAACGGCATGAAGAAAATGGAGGGAGAATCTAATGCAGGATTTTTGGAAGAACGTGGCCGCGCTCATCAAGGTGAAAACCATCGTCACCCTTGTAGTTGTTGCAGTTTTTGCAATTCTTGCGCTGCGGGGCGGCCTGCAGCCGGACACAGTGATGACGATCGTCACCATGGTGGTGGCGTTCTACTTCGGCACGCAGACCGAAGGGAAAAGCAACGGTAAATAAGTAAGCGGCAGGCTGCTCAATGTGGGCAGCCTGCCGCTTTTTTACGGTGATTTTTGGGGCAGATCACTACGAACTTTTTACGAACTTTTGGCCGATTGCGAACCATTTACGAAGCATTATCTAACAGTATTCAACAGTATCTAACACTATCTGATAAATGAAAAACCGCGATACAGCAACCTTTGCAGGTTGTATCGCGGTTTTTACATTGGCGGAGTAAGAGAGATTTGAACTCTCGCGGCGGTTTCCCACCCTACGCCCTTAGCAGGGGCGCCTCTTCGACCTCTTGAGTATTACTCCACAAGTCAAAGTGAGTTTATATATTCACTTGTTATCACAAAATGGCGGAGAGGATGGGATTCGAACCCATGGTCCGCTCGCGCGGATCGCTGGT